CCTTTCCCGGTCAGGGCCGCGGCCGCCGCCTTCATGCTCTGTTCCAGATTATTCACTTAAAAAAACCTCCCTTCACCATGTTCTCGTTGACCTGAATCATTCGTTCTAACAGGGGTAGCATGCCTAAATCACTATGCCCCCCATCCTGGCTGCGGCCCACTCCGACAGTCGGGTCTGCCGGTACGGATACCACACTGATCTCCAATGGCGTCCACTTTTTGGCAATATAGCAGGGCCCCGTAAATCGTCCGTCCGAAGATTTCTTTCCCGCCATCACCTCCTCCCAGGTATCCACGCTATATCGAACAGAAACACCTTTTAATGTGCCGCCTGCCACTTTTTTTCTGATAATTTCGGACTCTTCATCATCATCAAACTCAATTTCTGCGTAACCTCTCCCATCCTGATTCCATGCTTTAATGACCTTTCCCAATACTTTGTTCGTATTGTGGTTAAACAAAAGTACGCCAATCGCATTCAATCTCGTAAGATCCATACATCCCGATGTATGATCCAAAATTTCAGATCCAAACCATCTTCCGTATGGTTCTTCGGATGAAAATGAAAGTTCAAATTTTCTCTCGTTGCCTTCCCCTTCCAGGGTCCGGATCCCTGCTTCCATGAACCGCTTCGGCTGAAAATCATTCTCTCCCTGCGGGTTTTTCCGCATAGGATGATCTCTATTCTTCATTTTCTCCATCGTTTTCCTCCTTCACATTTGTATCGGCGGATGCCCCGGTTATCATTGACAGCAGATCAATTCCTTTTTTTGCTGCATATTCTTTTGCCTCTGCCATTTCATCAACAACTTTCTTCCAGTCCCGGCCATTCTCCGCACAAATTTGCTGGAATGTTTTCTGCCCGGTTTTTAACGCGACTCCATTAGCATTCGCTTCCTTGTATGGATCAATCCATCGTTTTGGCTTTACCACCCATTCATGGGACAGATAGTTTTCAATATTCTCCCAGAAATCCACAGGTGAAATAATGCCTTTCAGCCAACACGAAATGACAAATGACTCGTATATTTCATCAAGGAAATTTTCAATCAGGATCTCCTTCTCCTCGTCATATGTCAGATCATCCTCAATCATGGACTGCCGGGCTGAGGCATAATTGGTTTCAGACATATCTCTGGAAGTGGCTTCATATGACAATCCGTTTGATGAAGATATAATCCTCTGCAAGGTCTTGATAAAGGAGGTTGCATCCGTTCCCTGACCGGCCGGATTCAACATCTGCGCCTCATCGCCAGTATTCATTTCCATGATCATACCTGGAACAATTCGTTTCCCCTCGTAGGTCACCTCCGGTCCTTTCCGGGGACCTCTCCCAATGGTTCCAGCCGGATTCAGTCTTTTTATAAATACGGCCAGACAGGCAGCAATTTTCTCTTTAATCGTCACTGCCGACATAAATTCGTTCATGTCCTTGACTCTTGTCAGAGACGGACTTAAGTCAGAAATCTCACGAATCTGCGATGGCCGATTTTTAGAAAAATAAAATACAACATCTTTTGCCTCAATGTAGACGGCCTCCTTCTCCGTGTATCCATCAATGGAGTATTGTCGGATCCAGTATCCTTCCGGCCGGTTAAAACGATTATATTCAATGCCGCCAACTACTTTGTTTCCACTCTTTTTCGGCGTAAGCTGCGTATTATCCAGTTCATCCACTTCCAACACCTGAAGTTGAAGAGGAAGAACGCCCTGCCCTGTATATCTTTTTACAATCAGGATCCCCCCATCTGTAATCTTTCTCTGTATACACATCCGTACAAGCTGGGTAAAAGACTGCTGCCCTGTTACATCGCAGTTGATTCTTTTGCACCATTTCGTCCACATCTGCTCTAAGGTTGAATTAATCCCGCCATCCTGTGTCGTCACACGAACCTGAAGGCCACTTCCGATTACGTTCCGCCGAAATGCACGGAGAACGGCATTCATGGTATCGGAATTTCTTTCCAGGTCTCTGGCCCTTGCACGGATCCGGTCTCGCTCATAGCGATCCGTAAATTCTGCTGACTGATTTAACGTATTCCACTGGCTCTGCAACCTTCCTGTATCGCTGGCATCATAATTCCCGCGCTGGTATTCATATTCACTTCTCCACTTTGCGCGGGCGGAGCCCCATTTGGGGTTGATAAACCCAATAAATTGATCAATCACGTTTAATTTCATTACTATCTCCTGTTATCCGGACCAAAATCGGCGGCATAAGCACCCGCCAATAGTGAAGCTCCATCTCCCTGAAGCTGTGCCTCTAACCGGTTTCGTTCCGCTATTAATGCTGACAGATCCGCCCTAGTCAACGAACGGGTGCCGATTCTGTAACTCTGACCGCCGACCAGAATTTTAAAAATCGCGTCATTGACGTTTTTTAGCTGTTCCTTTGGAGTTTCATATGTAGTCTTATTTTCTGCTTCCATTTCACATCCATCCTTCCAGTTCGTTTTCCTTTATCCATTGTTCCTCTGCTGATTCGGGCTCTTTTTTCTGTGGGATATGTGATTCATACTTATCTAGATGCCAGGTCCTTGCGCCCCGCATATCCGCCGCAGTCATGGCATACACCTCCGCGTCCAGATAATGATTGGCGATATGTTCCGTCTTTGGCACCCATTTCTGTATAATACGCCCATTTGCCTGGCGCTCATTGATCTTATGTTCTGCTGTCACCTGCTTGGCATACTCCTCATCAATTCCCTGAAAGACCATCCAGGATCCGTTTCCATTCTCTCTCTGCATCCTTGCTGCTATCCTGTCTTTGTATTTTCCAGTATCCACCAGTACAAGAGGGGTTCCCTGAGCCCTAGAGCCGGCCTTATTGACTGTACTTCGGCGATAATCTGTCTCCATCCTTTTACTTGCTCCCTTGCTCGGAAGCGTATACTCTGATGTATCCACGCAGAAGTTGTAAACCATATCGGTCTGGTCACCGGAATCCACCAAAACAAGCGAGGGGGACATTTTCGTCCCATCCCGCTTTTCATATTGCAGATTCATAATTTCATCTGTTCTCCACAGATCTGTCTCCTGCCCCCTGGCAATCAGCTGGCTTGTCCAGTGTTCTCCCCATGCACGGATCACCCAGTATACGGAAGTCTCCTGGACATCAATCCCTCCGGTCAACTCAATCGCCCAATCCGGCACCTCAAATTCCTCATATTCTGTCTGGCGATCCTTAACCAGATCGGCGGAAGTCCTAAGTTTTGTATCCTCCCACGGTTCCGCAAGCCACGAGTTTACGAAGTTCTGGAGCATTTCCGGATCGTCTTTCGACTTTAGAAATTCCTCCGCGACATCTGCCCAGTTCACAAAGAGACTATAAAGGGAACTGATTCGGAATCCTATTGTTTTGGGATTTCCCACTCCCCTCTTTTTTACCGCTCTCCATTCTCCATTCCGCAGCATCCATGGCTTATCCTTATCTGGAATTACACAGCCGCATACCGGGCAGATATACCGGGATGTCTTTGCCCGCTCATAGGGGGATAGTTTCTTCTCCGGGTCCTCTGTAAATTTAATCTGGTGAAAATCAAGCAGCTGCATTTCTTTGCAATACAGACACGGTACAAAATATTCCCGTACTTCGTCAGCTTCGTCGTGCAGCTTCCAAATATAATTTGTCTTTAATGTAGGCGTGGAACACGCATAGACCTTACTTTGCGACTTATAGGTCTTGATACGCTCCATAGCCAAATTGTAAGGCGAAGCCTCCTTTTTGGATGCTCCGCCCATCTTATCAATTTCATCGAAAAACAAATATTTTATTGCTTTGGCTGCCAGTTTTGAAGGGGAGCCGGCTCCGCGCAGGTAAATGACCATGTTCTTGAACTTTAACCGCAATTCCTTTGACTGATTTTCATAAAATTGTTTTCTGATTCTCGGAATCAGCCGGAATGCCGGCTTTAATTTGTCGTTAGAAATATCTTTTGCTAAATCATCCGATGGATATACAATCATCGCCGGCCCCGGCTCCTCACTAATCAGATAGCAGAGCATGTTAATTAACGCCTCTGTTCCTCCAAGCTGGGAACCCTTGCACAGGTAAATCTCGCGAACATAAGGCAGGTTCATCGCATCCATGATTCCTGTCAAATATGGGGTGATGGAGTTTGACCATCGGCCAGACAGGTTGCTGCTCTCATCCAACACGCGGTATTTCTCCGCCCATTCGCTTACTGTTATTTCCTCCTGAACCATTAATATTTTTTTAACTGTCCGTCGGAACA